CAGGAACCCCATCGACTAATGACTTCGACTTCTAATAAATACAGAAGCAAGTTCGAAGCTTCAATCGCTGCTACCTTACATGCAAAAAATGTTGCGTTCACCTACGAAACCATACGACTGGACTACACCCTCGAAGGAACGTATGTACCCGATTTCATATTACCTTCGGGCGTTCTGGTCGAGGCGAAAGGCCACCTCCGCACGGAAGATAGACGCAAACTACGTGCAGTTAAGACGCAACATCCCCATTTAGATATACGCCTCTGCTTTCAGAACGCTAACGAAAAGATTAGCAAGAAGAAAAATAGTATGAAGTATCACGAATGGTGTGACCGCAATGGTTTCAAGTGGTGTCACAAAGTAATACCTGCTGATTGGTATGGATAAAGAAATCAGATGGATAAAGGATGGCTACTACAGAGAAGAGTGTAGTGGCAACTGGGAGCCTGTATTTTTCAACTCCCCTCCCGACTCTGAAAGAGTCAGGAATATAAAAAAACGTATTGCTGAACTACAAGCAATGCTTGTTCACATACAGAAAAACAGTTTCACTTACGATTTCCATGACGATGGGTTACAGAACAACAGGGAGTGACGCTACCTACAAATATAGAGTCCGTCTTCTTACTCCTAAAAATGAAAAGTTTGATGAGTACATCATCGCAGCTACTAAAGAAAGAGCCAAGCAAGCACTACTAGATAAGTATGGCAAAGATCATAAGGCTCTTGTCTTAGATCAGGAGCAAGCCAGTGTCTTCAAGTAAGGAAGTAAGCAGAGGGCCATGCCCTAACTGCGACACAAGCAAGGGAATGATCCTCTTTGATGACGGACATTCCCACTGCTTCGCATGTGATCACCAGATCCAACCAAAGAAACATATAGAAAAGGAATCAATGCCAGTAGTTAGGTCAACAAGCAAGCTGCTTAAAAACTTGCAGCCATTTAAAAAAGAGTGGTGCGGTATCACTGTTGAAACACTTAACTTCTTTGGCTATTGCCAAGCTTTCTATCGTGACCAGCAAGTACACGTTGCCACTTACAACGATCAACAAGGACTACCAGTTGCACAGCACTTGAGATTTAGAGACAAAAGATTTAATTGGATTACTGATGGTGATGGCATAAGCGATCTACAAAATTATTGTCAGAACAAGTGGCGACAGAATCATGGAAGAGATTCCAATGTCTTCTGTGTTTTGTCAGAAGGCGAGAAGGATTGCATGACAATAAGTCAGGTACAAGGCAACAAGTTCCCTGTCGTATCAATACCTTCAGGCACACAGTCAGTTAAGAAAGCTATCGCTGCAAATCTTAAATGGCTAAAGCAATTTGCATGGGTGGTCATCTGTTTTGATAACGATGAACCTGGTCGAAAGGCTAGTCAAGTTGCACTTGAGCTACTACCTGCTGGCAAGGCTGCTATCTGTCGTATTCCTGATCCATATAAAGATGCCAACGACATGCTTGTTGCTGGTAAAGGACAGGAATTAAAGGATTTGCTATGGAAATCACAGCCAGCACGACCTGACAGTATTAAAGAAGCTTCAACTTTATGGGAGGAATTAATTAAGCCAGGGTCAAGAGCTATCTGTCATTATCCGTGGGCAAAACTAAACGATTACTGCCACGGTTTCCGCAAGGGAGAGATGATAACTCTCTGTGCTGGCAGTGGAACTGGGAAAAGTACCGTATGTAAAGAACTTGCTTATCACTTCCTTACTCAAAAGCTAAGAGTAGGGTACATAGCACTAGAAGAATCACTGCAACGTACCCTTCAAGGGATCATGGGTATTGCACTTAACAAACCTTTGCATTTAGATGAGACTGTCGAGATCCCCATCTTGAAGTCGGCCTTCGATTCCCTCTTAGGATCAGGCCGTCTTTTTTTGTATGACCACTTCGGGTCAATGGATCCAGACAGACTCATCGAACAGGTTACTTACTTAGCTACAGCAGAAGAAGTTGATGTAGTAATACTTGATCACCTTACCCTTGTCATTTCTGGTATCGAACTTGACGAACGGAAAGCATTGGATGTGACATGCACCAAGCTAAGACAATGTGTTGAGGCGACAGGTGTTGGACTCATACTTGTGTCTCATTTGCGTAGACCACAAGGCAAGGCACACGAAGAGGGCCAAACCGTGTCACCCAGTGACTTAAGGGGCAGTTCAGGAATTTTACAGCTATCAGATCTTTGTATTAGCTGCTCCAGAAACCAACAGTCAACCGATGCAGGTGAACGATCACAGTTACAACTTGCATTAATGAAGAACAGGTATTCAGGCAAGACTGGCCCTGTTGATACCTTGTTATATGACGAGAAGACTGGTCGCTTAGTACAACAAACAACTTTCTTCCAATGACATTACTTATCGATGCCGATATGCTCGCTTACGCTGCGAGTTGCAGTTCAGAATTTGATTGCAAATTTAATGAGTACCAGCATGTGCTTTTATCGGATGAACGTGCTGCCTTAGATTATGTAGCTGCGAAGATAGAAGAATACCAGTCCATCACTGGTGATAGGGGCAAGCTGACTATGTGTTTCACTGACAACCCTACCTTTAGACAGCAAGAAGTTTATCAAGAGTACAAAGCTAATCGGATAGGCAAGCGTAAACCCTTGGGATTGAAGAATGTTATTGACGCAATGAAAAGGTACTACGACTTTGCTGTGTACCCACACCTTGAAGCTGATGATGTGATGTCGTTGATAGCAACAGCAGAGACACACCCTACTTGCGTCATAGTTTCAGGTGATAAAGATATGAAGTCAGTACCCTGTATTCTTCTGAGGAATGGAGAACTTGAAACCATTTCTGAAAAGAGGGCAGATAGAAACTGGATGATCTCTGTATTAACAGGTGACAGGATAGATAACATTCAAGGTCTTCCTGGGGTAGGCCCAAAAACTGCTGAAAAAATTTTGGGAGATTCCGATACCCTTTCTGATATGTGGGACAAGGTAGTTACTGCATACGAGAAGAAGAAACTGTCGTACACTTCAGCACTACAATCAGCACGACTTACTAGAATCTTGAGACACGGAGAATATAATAAGGCCACACATAAAGTTACCCTCTGGGAACCACCCACCACATGATTAATGAAGAACTTTGGCCTGAGATTCCTGAAGTATTAATCAGGAAACTAGAAGAGATTTTTCCTGATAGATGTCCATCAATAGATTCACATGACCGAGAGATATGGAGGTACGGTGGACAGGTGGAGTTGGTAAGGATGTTGCGATCTGTATATAATGAGCAGAACAACATCGAGTAACGATGGCAACAGCTACTGATGCAGTTAATGCAGCGTTTAATAAATATCTAAATAGAAACGCAGGTACAACTGGCCTTGATTATTGGGCACCTGAATGGGAAAAGAATAAGCAAGCAGCAATAGACAGTGGCATGAGTACAGCACAAGCAGAGGCAGCGGCTAATGCTTCTCTTGAAAAGAACTTAGGTCTATCCGATGAGCGATTTGATTATATAAGTGGTGAAGATACTGGTGCTGTCAGTGCTTTTGATAAATCATCTTTAAATATTCCTGACTGGTTTAAGTTTCAAGATGACAATGTTGCAGTAGGTGCAAGACCAGAAGACTGGGCTACTGATCTACAAACATCTAACCTTGAAAATTATTTAGAAGAAGCTAACTATCAGTACGGTATGCAACAAGGTAATGTTGTTGGACAGCAAGGTAGTGAGTGGTTTGGGTATCAAACAACGCAAGACATACAAAGTTACCTAGCTCAAGGTATGAGCTTTGATGATGCCCAAGCTAAAGCATACGAAAATGTAGAAAGAGATATTGGATTAAACTCAGGAGCTATTAACTTTGATAAGTACGGATCAATCGGGTATGGAAATCCGTTGGAAATAATTACAGACGTTACAGATACAGGTCAAATAACAACAGCTAATAAATATTTAAACCTTAGCCAACGAGCTATTGATGATTCTGCTGCTGCTGGTGATTCTATTTTAAATAAGACTGGCTCAAAGCTTGCTTACAAATACAACTTTAAAACAGACGATGATGGCAACATAGTGTATGGCGACGATGATCAACCAGAGATTGATTGGGGTAGTCCAATGACAGATGCTGATGGCAATCAAATTTCTGCTACACCTAACGAATGGAAAATGATAAAAGACCCTAACGCACCAGGTGGATACAAGATAACTAAAGTACCTTTTGTTACTTCAAGAGATGCAGATGGAAATGTTATAAATCAAACGACAGCATCACAAGATCAGATAGAAGCTAGGTACGGAGAAGATGGAATGAATATGATGATAGGTGGAGGTAGAAAAACTTTCTTATATAACACTGATCCAGAAAATAGTTTGTTTGACAATTTAGAAAATGTAAATCCTAGTGACTTTATTACTGATGAGAATGGAAACAAACTAACTCTTGCTCAATGGGCAGAGACAGAGATAGGTAAAGCATCAATAGCAGCAAATGATTTTACACCAAAAAATTTAAACATGAAAGATACCAGTGGTGACGGTATGCTTAACTATCAAGAAAGTAATTTTGACCATATAAATAATGATTCTAATATTCAACTAGACATAGGAGGCAAGCTAGACATACCTCTTGGCGATGGATGGGGGATACGATACAAAGGCCCAGACAAACCTACTAACTGGGTTCCACCAATAAAAGAAGAAGAAGGAATGGGTGGGTATGGCTCTGGTGGCCCAACATATATCAACTTAGATATGAATCAAAAGAGTACAACAGCAGCAGATCAAGCAGGTAAGCAAGACGAAAAAGGAATGGCTTCAGGAGCAAATAGAAAGAAATATCAAAACCCAGTAAAGACTTCAGGGAATGTTCCACAGCTAGGCATCACTACAAACAAACGACAATCTTTAATACCTGCTGGCTAATATCAAGGTAGTATTAAGTAACTATAGAGATTAGCTATGTGTGGTGGTGGCGGTGGCAGCAACAATCAGCAAGCTCAAGAAGATGCAGAAAAGAGGCATCAACAGAATCTTGCTTTACAAAAAGAGCAGATGGAAGAACAGAAGCGACAGTTTGAATTAAGCAGAAAAGATAATCAAGCAAGATATGCAGAACAAAAGGCACAAGCACAAGCTGCTCCACCTCCACCACCAGAAAAGACAGCACAAGTAGCAGCACCAGCACTAGATAGGAAACGATCAGGTGATGGTCGTAAACAATTTAGAAATCCTGTTGCCAAGCCTGTTACTAAAAGCAGCAGCCATGCAGCTAAGAGTCTTTACATCCCTAAGTAAATGGATTTAAGTATTAACCCGATTGATTTAGCACCAGGGAAAGGAGCTAAAGACAAAGAGAAAGGTACAACTCTTGCTGGTAGATACGACCAGCTAACAACTAACCGCAATCCTTTCCTTCAAAGAGCTAGAGATTGTGCAAAGGTAACTAACCCTGCTGCTTGCCCTGACTCCAACATGGGAGATCATGGAAAACTCAAGACACCTTGGCAATCAACAGGTGCAATGGGTGTTAGTAACTTACAAAACAAATTAAACCTAACTCTCTTTCCCCCTAACACTCCTTTCTTTAAGCTAGAGATTGACAGCCTTGCATTAAGAATAGAAGAGCAAGGGCCAGAGATTAAAACAGAACTCGACACAGCATTGGTAAAGGTAGAGCAAGCTGTGATGACTGAGCTAGAAACTATGAGTGCAAGAGCTTCACTTGCTCAGGCATTTCAACAGTTAATAGTTACAGGCAACGTCCTTCTTTACATACAAGAAGACAGGATTAGAACTATACATTTACAAAACTATTGTGTCGTTCGTGATCCAATGGATCATGTCACTGAGATCTTGATTGAAGAAGAAGTATATCCTGAAGCATTGCCAGATGGATTCTTACCTGACCAGAAAGAAGAAGACGATAAGCTAGGCCCAGTCAAGAAGACAGTAAAGATACATACATGCGTTAAGACTGAGAACGGTATCACTCGCTGGTATCAAGAGTGTAAAGGTAAAGAGATTCCTAACACATACGGCATGTGTCCAATGGATGTAAGTCCTTGGATTGTGTTGAGGTATGAGCGTATTGAAAGTGGAGAGGAGTACGGAAGAAGCCATGTCGAAAAATACTATGGCGACTTGACTGCACTTGAATCTTTGTACCAAGCATCAATCGAAGCAGCTAGTGCGGCCTCAAAAATTTTATTTTTAGTCAATCCGAATGGAACTACGAGGCCCAAAACCCTGTCGTCAGCAGCGAATGGGGCTATTGTCCAAGGGAACGCAAGCGATGTGTCAGTCATTCAAGCTCAGAAACAGGCCGACCTACAAATAACAATGAATATGATTGAGAGAATAGAAGGAAGATTAGAGTTTGCTTTCCTACTTAACCAAGCAGTTCAACGACCAGGAGAAAGAGTTACAGCAGAAGAGATAAGGTACATGGCACAAACTCTTGAGCAAACTATCGGAGCTTTCTATTCAATACTTACTCAAGAACTACAGCTACCACTGGTACGCAGATTAATTTACATGTTACAAAAGAAAGGCAAACTACCTGAGTTCCCTAATAGTCAAGAGACAGGCGAACCTTTAGTACAACCAAGAGCAGTGACAGGTCTTGAAGGTATAGGTAGAGGTGATGACATGAATAAGTTAACTGAGTTCTTGTCTGTTACTCAACAAGTACTAGGCCCAGAGATAGCACAACAGTATGTGAACTACGAAGAAGCACTGCGAAGATTGGCAGCTAGTGCTTCAATAGATACGACTAACTTAGTCAAGACCAGCGAGCAACTACAGCAAGAGGCTGCTGCTGCACAAGCACAAGCTCAACAGCAACAGCAAGAAATGCAGATGATGGAAGCAATGAAGTCCTCTGCTATGGCTAAAGTTGCAGACAACTACACTAAACCAGGTTCACCTTATGGCCCCCAATTCTCAGGAAACTCCGAAGACGGAGCAGCAGGAAGTATCCCTAACACCGTCCCCGATTTCGGGGCAGCAGCCGACGGACTCCCCAGTGGCCCAGTCCCAGGAGGAGCCGAAGGTTGAGGAACTAACTCCAATAGTTTCAGAGAAGCCTGTCGCTAAGAAAAAGAAAGCAAAAGAACCGCAGGTTATTATTGATAGCCCGACTCACATCACTATTAAATAACTAAACTTTCACCCATCACATTCCAATGCCAGATCCTATTACCATTTCTGAACCAGAAACAGGTGCGTTGTCTCCTGAACAAGAGACAGAAGTAAAAGACCAAGCACTTGTTGACGGAGCACAACAACAACCAGTTAAGTTTGCTGGTAAGTATGGCTCCGTAGAAGAGCTAGAGAAAGGATACTTAGAACTTCAAAAGAAAAATAGCAGCCAAGAAGAATCGACACAAGAAGTATCTGATTCAACAGAAGAAGCAACACCTACTAATGCTTCAGAAGTTTATGGTGAGTACATAGGTAGTCGCCTTGATGAGGCTGGTGTTGATTACCAAGGAATGAATACTAAGTGGCAAGAGACAGGCAAACTAGAAGATGACGACTACAAAGCATTAGAAGGTGCTGGCTTTAGTAAAGATATGGTTGAAGCATACTTAGATGGTGTGCAGTACAGAGCAGAACAAGACTCACAACTTGCAGCTAAAGAAGTAGCAGCAATTAAGAATGAGTTTGGAGGTGAGCAAGTCTACGCTGAAATGATTCAATGGGCTGCTGGCAACTTAGATAAAGCAGAAGTTGATGCGTTCAACTCTATGCTTAGAACTAGCAACCCACACCAGATAAGGATTGCTGTCGCTGGTATTCAAGCTGCATATATGAACAACGCACCAAGAGAACCTAAGCTTGTAGGAGGTAGAACACCTAGACCGAATACCACTAAGTTCGAGTCAACAGCACAGGTAGTAGCAGCCATGAATGATCCTAAATACAAAGAAGATCCTGCTTACAGAAAACAAGTAGAAGAAAAACTTAGTCGCTCAAAAGTCTTTTAAGAGGTATTATTTAATTACCTAACTTCTCATAGAAGCAACGGCCCCTTGCGAGGGATACCCCAAGTGGAAGAGATAGTGATGGGCAAACCCTTTCTATCTACCGTACAAATTGTATGGCTAACTTTACTAGCTCAAGGCTAGGACTTGTAAATGCTACAGGTACTAGCTATGACGCTTTATTCCTTAAAACGTTTTCAGGAGAAGTTCTGTCTTCGTTCAAAGCAGCGACTGTATTCGAGTCATTGCATAACGTGCGTACAATAGCATCAGGAAAAAGCAGTCAGTTTCCAATAATTGGGAATTCTTCAACTGCATACCATACACCAGGTACTCAGTTGACAGGCAACGCTATCAAGCACGCCGAAGTAACCATTAACATCGATGATAAGCTTGTCTCCAATGTATTTATTGCAGACGTAGATGAAGCTAAGAACCACTACGACGTGCGTAGTCAGTACTCCATCGAGATGGGCACGGCTCTTGCGAATACATTCGATAAGAACGTAGCAGCTACTATTGCTCAAGCAGCAAGAACCAGCACTAACGCTAACACTGATCTCCCTGGTGGTACTCGTATCAAGATTGTTGCTGCTAACAAAGCAGCTATTACTGGTGCGAACTTGGTTTCTGCAATGTGGGCAGCAGCCGAGAAGTTCGATATAAACAACGTCCCTGAGAATGATCGTTACATTGTTCTTGGCCCAACTGAGTACTACAAGTTAGCTCAGACAACAGACGTACTCAACAGAGACTGGGGTGGTTCTGGAGCATACGCAGATGGAACAGTCTTGAAGGTAGCTGGTATCAGCATCGTCAAGTCTAACCACTTGCCAACTACAAACCGTTCTGCTGTAACTGGTGAAAACAACACATACCATGCTAACTACACAGATAGCGTTGGTCTTGTCTTCAACAAACAAGCTGTTGGTACAGTGAAGTTGATGGACTTGAAGATGGAACAGACAGGTTCAGATGTTCATGCGTTATGGCAGGGAACATTTATGGTTGGATCAATGATGCACGGTACAGGCGTTTTACGTCCAGATTGTGCTATCGAAATTTACTGGGCAACCAGCTAATTACTATGGGGGCTATATGCCCCCTTCTTTCTTATGGGCCTTAACCTCACTTCAGAATTAGAAGCAGTCAACAAAGTATTAAGGATGATGGGTGAAGCACCTGTTAACTCCTTGGCTGGTCAGTTTGGTCTTGCTAAACAAGCACACGACACACTAAAAGAAACAAGTAGAACGATTCAATCAGAGGGGTGGTCATTCAATACTGACTATGAGAGAACCCTTGCTCGTACTGCTGGCACTAATGAAATTGAATTGAGTTCAGATATAAGCAGAGTAAAAATTGATCCTTATGAATACCCAGATAATGAGGTAGTGCAAAGAGGATTGAAGTTATACGACAGAAGAAAGAATACTTCTATCTTTACTGAAGATTTAAAAGCTGACGTTACTTACATTCTTGGTTGGACTGACCTACCTGAACACGCTCGGCAATACATAATGACGAAGGCAGGCCGCACACTACAAGAACAGATATTAGGCAGTGCAGATCTTAGTCAAATAAATATTACGATTGAAGCAGAAGCTAGAGCATTGTTCATGGAAGAAGAAACAAATGCAGGAGATCACAATATGATCAGAGGTAATCCTAATCACACAGGAGTATTCAAGACTTATCAACCAAGTCGTACTGTTCTTAGATAGTCATGCCTTTAATTACTTCTGCAATTCCTAACCTTATTAATGGGGTTAGTCAGCAGCCGCCTGCTTTAAGGTTGGCATCACAGGCAGAAGAAGTAGTGAACTGTATGCCTAGCCCTGTTGAAGGATTAAAGAAACGACCTCCTTTAAGTCATGTAGAACTATTGTTCACTGGATCAGCAGGAACACATAGGCCATTCGTTCACATGGTTTCAAGGACTGATGATATTAATTACATAGTTATTATTCAAGACGGTGCAATAAAAGTAGCAAACCTAGACGGAACACTTGTCACTCCTACTACTCCAGACGGAGTAAGTTACTTAGACGTAACAGGCAAGCCTTCAGAACAATTTAGAGTTGCATCTATTGCTGACTACACCTTCATTGTTAACAGAGAAAAAACTGTTGCAATGTCAGATGATTTATCTCCAGAAACTATTGCAACTCCTACTGCAATGGTATTCATTAAGGTTGCAAATTACGATACAGAATATAGCGTTACACTTGGTGGAGTAACTAAAACATATAGGACTCCTCCTGCTGGTGGTGAACAACTAAAAGGTTCCTATTCTCAAAACGCAAATGCCTCTACTGTTCAAGTTAATTTAAACGATCACGGCATGACCGTAGGTGATAAGTTTAAAATTACTTTTGATTCAGCGTCAGGTGGTATTGCTGGTGAGTACACAGTTACGTCAGGTAGCACAAATACTTTTTTCTATACAGCAGGAACAGCAAACGATAGCAGTACAAACTCTGGCAATGTTACTGTCGTGCCTCAAGTTCCTTTATCGACAGTTACTATTGCGAACGAACTTGCAACACAATTAAATAGTATTAGTGGCTTCAATGTTAACAACGATGATTACATTATTCGTGTAAATAAAACAAGTGGAGGCAGTGATTATTCTATAACAAGTAAAGATGATAAGACAGGTGAAGGAACTAAAACTATTAAAGGTGTTGTCGATACTTTAGATGACTTACCTATAAAAGCTTACGACAAATTTATTGTTAAAGTACAAGGTTCTCAAGCTACTAGGTATGACGATTACTTCGTTAAGTTTACAGTTAACGCAGATTATCCACCCTCTATAAGTAGCACTCCAAGCGATATATATGGAGATGGAGTATGGAAAGAAACAGTAGCACCAGGGATTAAATATAGATTTGACGAATCAACAATGCCTCATGTATTGGAAAGAAAAACAGATGGAAGTTTTGTCTTTAAAAAATATACAAGATCAGAAAAAAGTCAGCATACAGTTGGCAATTCTCTTGCCAACATTGGATACTCACAGTCAGGTACAACAGTAACTGTTACATGCAACGATCACGCATTACAAGACGGAACTCTTTTGTTATTTAAACCTTCTTCAGGTACTAACACGGCAAGTAACACAGGCGTCTTTCCTATTACTACTGTCAATGCAAATACATTTACGTTTACATCAAACACAAGTCAATCAACCAGTGGAAATATTTCGTATGGATACACATGGTCAGGCCGTATAGCTGGTGACACAAACACAGCTTTAGAACCTACATTTGTAGGCAGACAAATTAAAAACTTAAACTTGTTTAGAAACAGGCTTGTCTTCCTGTCAGATGAGAACGCTATTCTTTCCGCTGCTGATGACTACGGACGCTTCTGGCCTGAGACAGTTCAAACAATGATCGAAAGCGATCCTGTTGATATAAGTTGTGGCGGTACTTCTCTTAACTTTCTTACGTCTAGTGTTGCTTTTGCTAACACCCTTCTTTTATTTAGTAGAAACTCACAGTTCAGGTTAGACGCAGGCTTAAATGTTGGATCTGCTCTTACACCTAGAACAGCAACCATTACACAGATGACATCTTTTGATGCAGATACTTCTGTTGATCCGATAGCTGTTGGTCGTAATACATATTTCCCTATACCTAAAGGAAACTTTAGTGGACTAAGAGAGTTCTTCTTGCCTGACTCCAGTGGATCAGTGCCTTTATCAGAAGATGTAACATCCAGTATTCCTAGATATATACCCAATGAATTGTGTACTTTAATTTCTGCTGTTGCAGAAGATGCTGTTGTAATGATAAGTGGCAAGACTAATCATACAAAAAGGATTTATCTTTACAAATTCTTTTTTGAGCAAGACACAAAGCTTCAATCAGCTTGGTCTTACTGGGAAGTTAGCGGTGCGAAAACAATACTAGGAGGTGCAGTTCAAGGTAGTGATTTGTATTTAGTTATTGAATATTCTGATGGAGTTTATTTAGAAAAAGTATCTTTAAGGCCAGAGCAAGTTGATGCAGGAACAGAGATAGAAATACTTTTAGATAGAAAAACAACAGAATCAGAGACAGGAGTATCAACAACACTTATTAACTCAGGTGCATTAGGAGTTCAAACGACAATCACACTTCCATATCCCATAGCGTCTGGAGCAGAAATGGTAGTAGTAGGAAGATTTGAAGCAGGCAATACCCTTTTAAGACATGGACAAGTTATTGAACCACTTTCTCAAACATCTAATACAATCACAGTCCTTGGAGATTTAAAAACTCAGGTAGGAGGCAAAACACCACGCTTCTTTATTGGCGAAAGATACACTATGACTTATGAGTTCAGTACTCCATACATAAAAGAACAGCCGCAAGGTGGTGGTGTTGCATTAGCAGCAGGGCCGAAACTACAGATGAGAACGTGGACTGTGATCTTTGATGAGTCGTCAGCCTTTGAGTTAAAGGTTACTCCTGCAAGTAGAGACACAAACATTTATCCATACAACGGAGTCATCGTTGGTGAAGCTCCTCCACTTATCGGAGATCCTTCAGTTCTTACAGGATCTTTCCGTGTACCTGTGATGACTAGCAATATAGATACTAAGATAGTTATATCCTCTACAAGTCCACTACCTTGTCGATTCCAATCAGCCGAATGGGAAGGGTTCTATCATACGAGAGCGAAAAGGACGTAGCTTATCAAAGGCTTACTTGTTTGAAAGATCTTAGGGATATTGGTGACAACATGAGAGATGAGGATATAGCTGAGATTAAGGCACAGTCAGGGTTAGATCCTATAGCTAGTTTGTTTTACTGTTTCTTTAAGAGTAACCCCTGTATGACTATGGTTAGCAGGCATGGACACCCAATGGGTATGTGGGGTGTTGTACCTGAATCAGAGACATCTGGTCGTATATGGATGCTAGGTTGTCAGTCAATGTTGGATGATCCAAGTGATAAGCGTACGTTCTTAAGACGATCTAAGATAGAACTAGACAAGATTATTCAGGAGTATCCTGTATTATTTAATGTAGTAGATGCTAGAAACAAAGTTCATGTCAGATGGCTTCAATGGATGGGATTTACATTCATTAAAAAGCACTCAGAATATGGGCCAGAGAGTCGTCTGTTCTATGAGTTCGTGAGGATCTAATTATGTGTGAACCAGTCAGCATAATTATGGGGGTCATGTCTGCTGGCCTCCAAATAATGCAGCAGCAAGCAGCGACTAGGGCACAGAACGCACAGATAGAATTTCAAAACCAAGCAGCAGAGCAAGAGTTTCAGTACAACACTCTGCAAGCACAATCAGCAAGAACTGGTGAAGCACAGCAAAAACAACTACAAGAAGATGTAATAGCTCAGAACTTTGACTTAGCAAACATGGCTTATGAAAGTGATATTGCTGCATTAAATTTACGACTTATGCAAGAGCGAGCAGCAGCAGGAGCAGAGAAAAGAAAGACTTCACTTGCTGCATTGCAAGCTAAAGGTGAAATAGTAGCTGCTGGTCGAGTAGGAAATAGTATTCAAAACCTTATTGCTGATGTTCAACGACAACAAGCAGCATTTGATTATGCAACTGATCAGAACTTGGCCTTTAGTGGTCAACAAATAAAAGAACAAAAACGTGGAGCAGGAGTAGAAAGAGCTAGTCGGATTGCAAGTCAACAACCATACTTAGAACGAACAATATTAGATCCTATGAAACCTATAAAACGACAAAAAGTAAAAGGATCAGGAGCAATAGGAATATTAAGTGCTGGTTTAGGTGGAGTCACTACAGGCTTTAATACCTATAGCGGCATGAAAGATGCAGGCTTCGTTTAACTCATGGCAAAATTTACACAAAAAGGTCTTCAATCTCAGAAGAAAGCTTACAGCGATGAAGCTACTGGATCTGTCGCCACTCCTCTTAAAGGGCTAGAGATCCAAGCACCTGGTCTTAATCCTCAAGCTGCACCTGTCGATTCTTTTGTAAGAACAGGTAGACCTAATGCACCTGGGGCTGTTCAGTTAGGTGAACTTGCAAGACTTCCTGAGCCAGCAGAGATTACAAACTTAGAGAACTTATCTCAGTCACTAGGTTCTTTAAATACAAACTTACAAAACGCTGTTAGTTCTTACCTTGGTTATCAGAAAGATGTTAACGAAGAACTAAAGCTAGAAGCTGCTGCAATCGTTGATCAAACAGCTAAGACAGGTCGCACTCCAGAAGAGACTTTAGTTTCTATCGGTAAAGAGATGAGTAATATCGCAAACAATCCTGAGAATGATATTAAAGAAAGAACTGGTGCTGAAAAAATTATTACCCAACTACAGGGTGACGGAAGATTAAAGAGACATATTGAATCTGAAGTTAAGAAGCAACAAGTTATTAAAAATGCTTCTAATCTTTCTAACTTAGCGACTGGTGCGATG